CAAAACGACTTACCCGATTCCTCATGCGTACTAGGAAAATAGTACGTTTTTATGGGGAAGAGGGAAAGGGGGGTAAGGGGGGATTGGGTGTAGGGGTAGGAATAGGGCCTTTTCCAACAAGAGAGATCCATAGGTTAGGTAGATCCCGGTCTTAAGGGCTAAACCAAAAAAGCCGCCAGTACCAGCAAGGTAGTACGAAAGCTGAAGGCGCAGAGAATTGAGAAAGGTTCTTCCTGGAAGAGTGCTTTTCAGGGGAGCTAATTCAGAAAGGAGGCTGGCAACCTTAGGGGAGGCTGCCAGCCATGTGAAGAGGTATCCATGAACACCACATCACAGAATTATTATCTCATTACCGCGGGGGCAGCACAATGCAGCTGACTATCACACCGAACTTTGCACAGGAGCGCGCGCTCAACATGTTGCGCCGTGACTGGAAGGCACACGACACCTTCATGGTGTACTCGCCAACCGGTAGCGGTAAAACTGGACTGGCTGCCTTCATCGTTGCCGGGTTCGTCAGCCGAGGCATGCGCGTTTTGTTCTGTGCTCCGTACACCATCCTGATTGGTCAGACGGCTACTCGCTTCGTTGAGTACGGTTTGCCGGGTGATGAAATTGGGTACATTTGGGCAGATCACCCGAACTACGATCCATCACGCAAAATTCAGATTGCCAGCGCCGATACGCTGATTCGCCGCGTCTTCCCGGAAGACATCGATCTGCTGATTATCGACGAAGCGCACCTGCGTAAAAAACGCATTTTGCAGGACATCGAGCGTCTGCGCGCTGGCGGGGTCAAGATCATCGGTTTATCCGGCACCCCGTTTTCACCTTTCCTGGGCAAATATTATGACCGACTGATTAAGCCGACCACTATTGGCGAGCTGATCCAGCGTGGTGATTTGAGTAAATACGAGTTTTACGCGCCCACTAAGCCGGATCTGAAAGGCGTGAAATCTGCCTCATCAATGGAGTTCGGCACCGACTATAACGAAGCCCAGCTAGCCGAGATCATGTGCGGCTCGACGCTGGTGGGCGATATCGTCCAGAACTGGCTGGAGAATGGCCATGACCTGCCGACGATCGCGTTCTGCGTGAACGTAGCCCACGCCAATTTCCTTACCATCCAGTTTAATCAGGCTGGCGTAAATGCCGAGGTAATGACCGCTGATACCCCGATCGACGAACGCCAGACCATCATCCACCGCTTCGAAACAGGCGCCACAAAAATTATCGTCAGCGTAGGCGTACTGGTGGCCGGGTTCGACAGCGACGTTCGCTGCATCATCTACGCCAGGCCAACCAAAAGCGAGATCCGCTGGCTGCAGGCGCTCGGACGGGGCCTTCGCACCGCACCGGGAAAAGAGTCATGCCTTATCTTTGATCATAGCGGTACCGTTCACCGCCTGGGTTATCCGGATTCTATCGAGTATGACGATCTCCCCGGTAAATCTGACGGCATGGAGGAAAGCGCGCGCCGCGCAGTTGAGGAACGCGAAGAGAAGCTGCCGCACGAATGCTCACAATGCCACTACATGAAGCCAGCAGGCGTTTATGTCTGCCCGAAATGTGGACACAAGCCGCTGGGCGGCGAGGACGTCGATACCGACACCGGTCGCAAACTTAAAAAACTTGGTGGCGATCAGCATCAACCTACGAAGGCCGAGAAACAGTCCTGGTGGAGCCAGCTTAAGTTTTACCAGCGCCAGCGCGTTTCACAGGGGAAAAAACCAGTAAGCGATGGCTGGTGTGCAAATACGTTTCGGGAGCGGTTCGGACACTGGCCGCGTGACCTCAGCGATTACCCGATTGAGCTCACTCCCATTGTGAGCAACTTCATCAAGCACAAGCAAATAGCTTTTGCGAAAGGAAAGGCCCGGAGCGGGGATGAGGCTCTGAAATCGGAGGCTCCCGCGTCAATTAATCATGCACTGAAAGCGATTAACGACATCAAACAGCAGTTAGGAAAACGAGCATGAAAACGGCAGAAGCAGCAAAGGGTCAGTGGGCCATGATTTTAGAGCATTACGGCCTGCCGCCGATCACCGGAAAAAACCACTTTAAGGGGAAATGCCCACTGTGTGAATCCATCGGTAAATTCCGCATTGACGATCGTGATGGAGCGGGCACCTGGATCTGTACGTGCGGAAGCGGCGACGGTATGAAACTGGTGACCACCACCCAGGGCAAACCGTTTAACCAGATCTGCAAGGAAATCGACCAGCTCATTGGCAACAGCTTCACGCGGGTGAAACTGCCCGAAACCAGCAGCGCCAGCAGCATGCGTACCAGGGTGCTCAGGAAATTCGCAAAGCTTACCCCTCTGCGTGGCACTTCCGGCGCCCAGTACCTGAACGCGCGCGGCGTTTACCAGCTCCCGCAAGAGGCTGTCAGGTTCAACGACAAGGAGCGCTACGGCGGCAGGGTTTTCCAGTCACTGTATTCACTCGCAACAGACGATAAAGGCGAGCTTTGCTATCTGCACAGAACCTTGCTTGACGGTAACCGAAAAGCTCAACTGAAGGATTCATCCGCGGCGAAGCGCCAGAAATCCTTACAGGAAGAAAGTTACCTGGATCACGCCCGGTCAGTGGCCATCCGAATGTTTCCGGTTGCCAGCACGCTTGGCATCGCCGAAGGCATCGAAACGGCACTGTCTGCTCACCAGATTTACAAGGTGAACACCTGGGCCACCATGACAGCCAATTTTATGAAGAAATTCCGTGTGCCGGCAGGCGTGAAGAATTTCATCATCTTTGCAGATCGTGACATTAACAGCGCGACGGGATTAGCAGCTGCGATGGAATGCGCGCATGCCAATCTGCTTGCAAAAAATGACCTGGAAAGAATCAGCATTTACTACCCCGATAACGGGGACTTCAACGACATGCTCATGAACGGCGATCAAGTTCGTGAACTGGTTTTCTACAAAAAACAGCAGGTGTCCGCATGAAACTGGAAGCATCACTCAAACACTTCAGCCCCCAGGGGATGCACATCAGCGACAGTGTGAAGGGCACTTCGCCGGATCGCATCACCGGCACAGATATCATGGCAGCCATCGGCACAACCAGCAGCCGCGCCCGGTTCGGTCTGGCGGCATACTTCGGCAAAGCCGGGATCAGCAAAACGGATGAGCAGTTGGCGGTTCAGGCGCTCGCGCGGCACGCGATGGGAGCAGCGCCGAAGAATGTGCGCAAAGCAGCTGGTGACGAGTTCGGCTGGTGCATGCAGCTGCTGGCGCAATTTGCTTTCGCTGAGTATGCGCGTTCGGCGGCCACCAGCGTGACGTGTCACAGCTGTGACGGTACCGGTATGACGTCACGCTATGAGGATGTGATCAAGCATCCCGGCATTGTTGATACTGACGGTGCGGAGGTGGTAGCCCCGAAGATTAAGCATGAGCTGGTGAAGCACACCTGCGCAACGTGCGGCGGAAAGGGCGTGATCCACGCCCGGTGCCGCTGCGGCGGGAAAGGCGAAGTGCTCGACCGTGTAGCAACAAAGGCAAAGGGCGCGCCAGTATTCAAAACCTGTGAGCGTTGTTCTGGAAATGGCTTCTCGTCCGTACCCTCGACCGCTGCGCACAAAGCGATTCTGAGGCGTCTGCCGGATCTGCATGTGAGGACATGGACCCGCAACTGGAAGCCCTTTCTTGAGGTGCTGGTGGGCATTTGTCACCAGGAAGAAGGAAAGGCCGACAGAGAATTTCGGGCTGCGACATCATTCTGTGAAGATGGCAACAAAATTTAGCATTTTAACAACACAGGACTTGATTTTGTCCGAAGTTGTCGTGTAAGCTTCAAATTATGGAATATATCGCCTACAGATAATTAACTCCGAAAAGCTCGCCATGTTGCGGGCTTTTTTGCATTCGCATTTCCCGCGCACCGCCCGCGCATTCATCACGTCGAACCAATCCCTTTGGAATGAGCTTTTGAGGAAGTCAGTTAGTGCTGGCGAGCCTCGACGGGCTGATTTCCTGTGCGGCAAAGGTTCATTTCAAAGTAAGGTAAATGCACATCATGAGCATCACTCAAGAACGCCTGAGAGAGGTTCTGAAGTATGACCCTTTGACTGGTTTATTTGTTTGGATCAAGCGTACTGGTTCACGGTCTACGCCTGGTAAAATAGCTGGGAACGCGGACACCTACGGCTATGTTCAGATAATGATCGATAAGAAATTAATCTTCGCTCATCGTTTGGCATTTTTGTATATGGATGGCGCGTTGCCGCCGGGTGATAAGTGTGTTGACCATATCAATGGTAATCCCAAAGATAACCGATGGAGTAACTTACGTGTTGTCACCCAGTTTGTTAATCAGCAGAACAGACACAAAGCCCGAAAAGGGGCGAAGTCTAAGCTGATTGGAGCCAACTGGTGTAAGGCTCGTGGTGTATGGCGTTCGGCTATCACAGTCAACGGACAACGTAAAGATCTCGGTAGTTTCAAAACTGCAGATCTGGCTAACCAGGCTTATATGAAAGCGAAAGCTGAAATGTGTCGTTAACGCCTACACGAAAAGACACCTGCGGCTAATCAGTTTTTTTATCTTAAGTAAAGTTTTCATTCAGAACGTTTGATATGTAGTGTTTTTTAGCTGAGGGTTAGTTGATGAGCGCAGATGAAAGCCTTTTAAATAGGGTCCAGGAAGTACGAATCGTTGAGGACGTTGAGGAAGTCAACCTAGGCCTTTCTAAAGGCTGGGCGATCCTGATGATTGCAGAGAACACCACGGTCTGGGATGACGGCAGCAAAAGCAGCCGTATTACATATCATATGGGCAAACCCAAGGCATTGCCTATTTGAACATCCAAAATTAAAGATAGCCTTAACCTCACATAGGTCACCCCTCGGTGGCCTTTTTTATTTCCCGCGCCACGCTCGGCGCTTCAACCACAGAGCCTTTCAGAGGTGAGCCAGAGTGATGGTCGGTGTGACCGTCTCTGTGGGCTGACCATCCTGAGCGCTGGCTCACCCCCTAAAAGGAAAGTCACTATGTTCGGTTTCGGTAAAAAAGCACGTAAAGCAGTAAGCGACATCAAGAAGTTCGAAAAGCGCGATCTGGCTCAGGCTGTAGTAAACGCTGCTTACCTGGTGGCATAAGCCGACGGCGAATGTGAGGCGTCAGAGAAGGCGAAGATTGAGCAGGTGCTGCGCAACCAGCCATCGTTGGCGGCGTTCACCTCTGAAATTAACGCTATCAGCGCAACGATCGTCGGCCAGCTGGACACCAACTTCAAGATTGGCCGCCGGGCGGCGCTGCGTGAGATTGAAGACGTTAAGCACGATACCCGTGAGGCGGAAGACGTTCTCGACGTGGCGGTAGCCATCGCTGAGGCAGACGGCGAAGTAGAGCCGGAAGAGCGCAAGGTACTGGAAGAGATCGCCAGCGCCCTCGGCCTGCGTCTGGAAAACCACCTGTAATGGCCAGACTTCGCTGGGCTGCTGCTGGTGTGTTGCTGTTTCTGGTGGTAGCCATCGACTTTACCAGCAAGTTGATGTCGATTCTGGCTGACGGCGTGCTGGTGGCTGGCGCGGTAGTGTTGCTCTGGCCGCTGCTAAAAAAAATGAAATAACACTCTACTAGAGGCGTCCACTGGGCGTCTTTTACAGAGTGCTATTTTGGTTGCTGTGCTTTTAATTAGATGGATCTATTACCCACTTTAACGCTGATTCATAAAGCAAAATTTCGTCTACCGAAGCACTGCTTTCATAAATAGCCACATACTTATTAGTGAGAAATTTGATAAGCAATTCTTTGCTTATTTCTTGCTCTGAATCAGACTGGAGGATGTCAATGACAG